GGACGCTGAAGGATCAAGCCACAGCAAAATTCTCACACCCGCCGGATTACAGAGAAACGGTCGCTCTAACTTGAATGACGGCCAGGTCTAACCGGGAGTTATGCATCCAGCAAAGTGGTTTAACGAGACACTTAGCTCCGATAACTACTCACAGTTGCTCAATAAGGTTGCCCAATTGTTGGACACCTTCTGCGATGGTGCCTGCTGCGACGCCATAAGGGCCGAAGGCAGGTGCCACCTTTGAGACCTGACCCAAAATTCGCTTCATGTAAGCCCAAACACGGGTCCAAAAATCAGCATTCTGCGAATAAGGGAGTCCTGGTGGCAAAACGGCTGAAGTACTAGAATACAAAGCCAATGCGACCAGGTCAACTGGGGGTGATGGTCGAGCCATGTTGTACATAACACTGAAGGGATCAACAGTGTACTCAACATAAGCCCGATTGAGGAAGGTGAAGGTCAAAGCACTCGAAGCGCGAATAGTAACAACTATCGCGTTCATATGCCCAAAGCCCATTAATTTATCAGTGGGGGCAGAAAGCCGTCCGTTGTGCGCAATAATATTGGCTGTTCCAATAGTCAGGACTGGGGGTGTACCGCTGGAAACGGCGCCTTCTACCTGATTCGGAGGGATGGCGGGTTCACCAGTCCAAATCTTTTCAAAATCCCAACAACCATCATTAACAGCAACAGTAAAGAGTCCGTCATTTACATGTGCTGAGTAAGAAGGTCCCTGAGTGTATCCTGATTCTGACGCAGGAGACATATCTATATATTTCATTTGTGTGCCTAAAGATAGCACCATGGTGGTTGTGCCCTGATTAACATCTGACTCACGAATTTGACGTTCTGTAACAACTATAGGGACACGAGCAGCAGTAATGCTACCTGCGTTAGAAACAACAGCTGAAGTAGGTCGAATTTCTAACGCAGCGCCCAAGTAACGGAAGGTTGAGAAGGTTCCATCACGAGTATTACGCGTTAAAGGAAAGCAGTTGTCAAAGTCAGCATAATGCTGGGCCAACCAGGTGCCAGTAACATCTTCACCAGTGCAGTGCCAATAGGCGGTACCTGGAGTAGGTAACACCGCAATATGTAAGACTTCATCTTTAGCCATAGTCACTGTATTAGTAAGGCAGTGCTGCTTTACAATACTAGGTCCTGTGTAATTATCAGGGACACCTTCAAGGGCTAGTGCTGGGAAATCAAAAGGGGCGAATGCGGCCCGCATAAAAGCCTGAGATGGCTCACTTAAATTGAAGTTTTTAACAGGCCGTTTAACGCGCGGCATGCGCGTCGGTTGAGGCATGGACATTGTAGGAGCAGGGGTCGGCGTTAATACACTCGACAACTTGTCGCCCACTGAAGGGCGAGGTCGTCGTCGGCGGATCAAGCGACCACCTGGTCGTCGGGCAACTCGAGATCGTTTAACCATTATGGGTCTGCCGTAAGCCGGCAGCCCACTCACCTTCGGTGCACGTAACCAGCCCTCCCACCACCTAAATCGCTAGGTTGCGTTCTAGCGAATTAGGATTTATGTTTTTGATTTTTATATTTTATATATTTATTGTTTTTAAATTTTATAAATATTTTTGATTTTTGTATAAGGTGGGAGGGATGGTTACCAACCGGTATAAGCTCGGTGGCTCACCGGGTTTAAGGTCGCTGGTGCCGACCTAACGATCATTACCAGTACACGGCAGCCTCACCTTCCTCAGTGTCTGAATCGCCGAGGAGGATGGGAATGTCCGTCGTGCCACCAGCCCAATCCAATAATTCACTACGCAAAGCCTCCAAATAAGCAGGGGAATAGCCTTGCTCACTGATGTCTGCTAACGTAACCGCATACTCTAAGGCTGGTAATGGGGCCTTAGTCGGCGTATACATCCCATAATAATTGGGCAAGTAACGCTTGTGGCCTGAGACCTTAGGCTCGGGCCAGCCTAATCTATTAAGCAATAGCAACAAAGCAAAGCCAAAGACTGGGTGACTAGGGTCGGTGGACATCAACGAGTAACATTTCAAAGCACACAGCTCCTGGCGGCTTTGTGTAGTGTTGTTTGTGAGGCAAAATTTATCAAGTGTCCGTTTCAATTCACAATGGGAAACCCAAATGTGGTTATAAAACCGGCCACAAAACTTAGGAGATTGAGTGACCTCCAACTTTAAACGTAAACCGAGGCTGGTAGCGACATTTATAAATGTCTTATCCAGTCCGGGTTTATACCTAAAGAGTCCATCGTCGCCTTCAACAAATCCGATGCATGGCTCTCCCATCAACTGGTGAGCACACCAGGCAACAAATAAGTTAACTATACAATTGCCAATACTAGTATTAGGGTCGCCTGAACAACGACCACCCACACGATTATAACCAGGTCCTTTCACATGTACTCCATGGGTCCGGGCCTGTTCTCGTATAAGCATAGCAAATGTCGGATCATTGTAGTAATGCAAATAAACGTCCTGTTCCAATTGCAATAGTTCGGGTAGCAGGGTCTGATCAAAGCGTGAATAATCGGTTTCAATCCATTCGCCTTCACGCGGGCCGAATGTATTGAGCATCTTGACTTGACGTTCAGCCAAGTTCAAGCCCTTGACCGTCCATTCTTTCAGAATAACGGCCTCTATCGCATTGATCACCGGTCCCACCCGAGCTAGGTACGCATCTGATCGTGTCGTTATGTTGCGGGGGTCTGTGAGGTGCGGCTCCATCTTGACGAACACCTTCGTCGCGCACGGGTCTTGGGGGAGGGGTTCCTGAAGAGCCCGTCGCAACTGTAGCGCCCGGCGTTGGGGGTACCGTAAGACCCATTCGTTGAAGTTGGGCGTTACGGTGTGTTCTGACAGTATAAGTTTTAAGAATTTTTTCTTGAAGGTCAAGAAGGTCGCCATCGGCATCTTCAAGGTATTGCCGGGATGGGCGACCCTTGTCTTGAGGCTCCGCACCGCATTCGTCCATGTTTGAAGAGGAAAAGGTGACGTGGTTGTGGTCATCGGAGGGGTGATAAAACGGGCCGCCTCTAGATTTGGGCGGTCCGGATGCAAATTTACCCGGGGCACGTTCATTTGGGTAATCGAAACATGGGGGGGGGCGTCCTCCATTCCATTGCTGAACTGATTGTTCAGACCAATCCCAGGGTCGTCCTTGATAGGGGACAAATTGCATCCGGTGGATAAACTCTGTTGCTTTCCAGTACCACTCATAAGCCCAGAGTGGCGACTTGTACTGGACAAGCAAGGTGGACAGGTGTTGTTGAAGGACACGCTTGTCGGCGTGCAAATGACACCTTGTGGCTGCTCTGAAAGCTGGTTCGGCAGGCACGAGTCCAAAGGGGGTAAGGATATCGGTTCGATTGATGCCAAAATCGGTTCCATCAGGTTCTCCGAAGAGAGATCTGGGATGGGTAAGTCGTCTAGCATGGCAAGGTCGGACTCTTCGAAAAAGGAAGACCTCACCCTCTGGAGTTGATCGGATAAACTTGCAGCACACGTAGACAGGCCAGCCGAAAAGCGTCTTACACATGAAGACGCCATCTCGTTCGTAGAACCATGTATCATGGGTATAGGTTGACCCGCCTGCTGTTCTGTGGAAGATTCGTCTGCCATTGCTGAACACGTAGGCTTCGTCTGTGATGGTTGTGGAAGGTTCGGCTCGTCGAGTGATGACAATACCCACTGGGACGTTAAGTAGAAGGCGTGCAATCTCATACTCACTAAGGTAGTAATCTGATTGCGCCATGAGGAAAGAGTCGTAACCATCCAACGAGGCACTAATGAGAGCGTGTTCTTGATCCGGAGGCTTGATAACATCTCTGTAAGCATTTGCGGGGTCGATACATGGCCGTGTAACGTGTCGGCCTGTGTCTGCGTTTCGGAGTGTTGATCCACCAACGTCAATGGTTCGAGTACACCCGCAACTCTGAAGATATTCAAAGCAATAATGTTCCAATATGCGTCGCTTAGCAGCACACACAGGATGCGGATGGAGCGAATCAGTCTTCGAAAGAGTCGGTATGACGTTGGTAGCAGCGTGTATTTCACGAAATTTAGACAAGAAAGCGTCAGGTTTTGGGCAATAAGCGTTGACATCTTCAAGCATTGCGACCCGTAGGTCACTAAAAATACCAAGGCAGACATGAAGAAGATGGGCAACGCCAGTACAAAACTGATAACAACCGCTACCGCAAATAACAGAGGAGTCCCGAAGATCATATATAATGCTACTAAGCCTACGCAACAGGCGCAGCAGCATACAGATATAATCATCAGCAACTTTACTAACCAAATTGCCAAACACCAAATGACAAAGGCTAGCCAGAACATAGAGC